TATTATTATGGCTTGTGATTTTATAACTAGCGGGCGGTTGCTTGAATGTATTAATAATACATCAGGTTTAAGAAACGCTTACTTTGCAAAATGGTTAGACTACGGATTTACGGTAGTTGATTCAGCAATGACTGGATTAGGTACTTTAGACGAAGTGTTTAAATTTGAACTTAAAAACGTTGGAAATATTCCTTTAGAAACTGAAACTTCATCAGTAGATAATGGAACTGTTTTTTACGATGCAAAAATTGATTTAGTTTTAACAGGATTGACCGCCCCTTTGGTAAATCAGGCTAAACTATTTTCAAGAGATAGAAGCGTTATTTTTATTGAAGACAACAACGGAAAATTTCATTGTTTTGGTGTTGCAAACGGTGCAAACAAAACTACAGGAACTAGAGAAATTGCTGGAGACTTAGGAGGATTCTATGGATTGAAAATGTCATTTCAAACATTAGAGCCAGACACCGCTCCGATATTAGATAGTGCTACAGTTACCTCGTTACTAGCTATTGTTAGTGATGTTTATGTAAACGATTAATCCCTTTTTGCTTCAAAATATTAAGCCTACTATTTATTTTAGTAGGCTTTTTTATTACAAAACAACAATTATACGTTATATTAGTATGGTAATATTAAAACCCGAAAATACTATACACGAAATTACAATTATACCTAGATTAGATTCAGGAGTAATTGCTATTGTAATGAAAAATGAAAGTAAAAATACTGTAGAAACTTTTTATAATATTCCTACTGTTTTTTCATTTGGATATTTGACTTTTGAAATAGAAAAAACAGTTGAAGAAAAAGAAAGTTTTGAATATTCAGTTTATTCTTTTGACGAATTAACAGCAGATACTACTATATTTTCAGCAGATTCGACTTTAATAAATGCCGATATGACTTTATATTTAGGAAACAATTTGCTATTTAGAGGCAAAGCATTTGCAACAAATCAAATTGATTTGCAAAATTATAAAATAAACAATTAAAAATGGGAGACGTTAGAGCAATTTCTTTGAGTTCACATAAAACGGAAGTGTTTAAAGAATTTAAAACAAGCGGTAAAAAGTATATTTTAAACGGTAAAAATAACTTAGGTTATGATTACGTAATCGACCGTTACAAATATTCGCCAACAAATTCAGCTATTTTAGATTCTTACTATTCATATATTTATGGTAAAGGATTAACCGCTAATTATTCAGTTGAGCAAGTCTCACAAATGGCTGTAGTTCAAAAGCTATTTAATAAAGATACAGTTCGTAAAATAGTAAGCGATTACAGACTATTTCACGAGGCTAGTTTTGAAATAATTTTAGGCAAAACAGGAAATGAAATAGCAGAAATAAATCACTTACCTAAAAATAAAGTAGTGCCAACTGAGGTAAATAAGGACGGCGAAATTCCATCTTATTGGTATAGCTACGATTGGAGTGATATTAGTAAATATCCGCCTGTAGAAATACCAGCATTTAAGCAAGGGACAAAAGAAAAAAAGACAATCTTTGTAATTAAAGAATATACAATTGATGATTTTTATTTTGCTAGACCATCGTATTATTCGGGGTTGAACTATGCAGAATTAGAAGAACAAATTTCAATCTATTGCATAAACCATATTAAAAACGGGTTGAGTGCTGGTTATATTATAAATGTAAATGATGGTATAACAGATGACGAGGTTAAAGATGCCTTTGAAAGAAATGTAATTAAAAAATTTACAGGTTCACAAAACGCTAATAAATTTATTTTATCTTTTAACTCAAATAAAGATTCAGCTACTACTTTAGAAGCGGTACAAGTTTCAGACGCACATCAACAATATCAATTTTTAACGGAAGAGGCAAGAAAGCAACTTTTAACAGCGCATAAAGTTGTAAGCGGTGCTATTTTAGGGATACAAACAGCTACGGGATTTAGTAGTACGGCTGATGAAATAGAAGTAGCATTTAATGAAACTATGCTAAACGTAATTAAACCGATGCAAGATACTTTAACCGATGGTTTTGAATATGTATTAGGGCAGAATAATATTAGCTTACAGTTGTATTTTGAGCCTTTGAGGCCTAAAATTATGAATGCTCCTGTAGTTAAGATGTCAGAAATTAAATCAACTGAAATATTAGAAAAAAAAAAGGTAGGTAACAAACTTATTGAATTAGGAGAGGATGAAGATTTAGAAAATTATGAGTTAATTGAAACAAAGCCTGTTGATTATGATGAAGAGGAAAAATTAACTTATAAATTTGCAAGTACAGGAACGGCAAATCCTTATCGTAAAAGTGTTTATGATACTGATTTTTATATTTTTCGTTACCGTTATGCAGGAAATCAAAACCCTGAAAGAGAATTTTGTAAAAATATGATGCGTGCTAATAAGATTTACAGACGTGAGGACATTGAAGCCATGAGTAATATTGTTGTAAATCCTGGATTTGGCAAACATCCAAATCCCGACAATCCTTATTCTATCTGGAAATTTAAAGGAGGTGGCCTGTTAAGCGCAGAATATACAGGAGGCACTTGTAAACACTATTGGGAAAAATTGACGTACAGAATTAAGAATGTAAAACCTGATGTAAAATCACCAATTGCAATTGACAAAGCTACTAAAGAAAGAGCTTCTGGGATTGCAGGTATAGCTCCACACGATATATGATACTTTTAATAACACCACAGCAAGTAATCGACAAAACACCGTTTAACGGAAATATTGACTATGATAAGTTAGTGCCTTGTATAGAGGACGCACAAGTTACAGACTTAGAACCGATACTCGGACAAGTTTTGTTTGATAAGATTTTAGATGATTTTGAATCTGAAACATTAGCAGGTTTATACTTGGATTTGTACAATAAATTTTTAGTAGATTATTTGATTCGAGCTAGTGCAAAGAATTATTTTTTAATCGGAGCGTACCAAGTGGCAAACGGCGGAATTTATAAACACACTGCAGAAAATGCTGAAACTATTAGTAAGGAAGAGGTTGACTATTTAATGGTACAACAACGTTCTAAAATGGAAGTTTACGGAACTAGAATGAAACGTTGGCTATTTTATAATTCTATTCCTGAATATTTGAAGCATTCTGAAATTATAAACGCAAAACCTCAAAATATTTCTAGTTGGTGGTTTGGGGGTCGTAAAAATTGTGTTGAACAAATTGATACATGGAAAAATGAATAAAGAGAAAAAACCCAATATTGCAAGAGTAAAAAACGAAGAGAAATTAAGAAAATATTTATTAAACAAACAACAAAATGGCAAAGCAAACGATAAACGTAGGGACTAGCGCAAACGATGGTACAGGCGATAAAATTAGAGTAGCATTTCAGAAATGTAACTCTAATTTTACGGAGTTGTACGATGCTATTCCATCAAGTAAACAATACAAATTCCTACTATCACAATCAGGAGGCGACGACCCACAAACAGCAACGTCAGGAAGTTTGACACAAGGGGTTACTTATGAAATAGTAGCTTTTGAAACAGGCGATGATTTTACACCTAGTGGCGCACCTAATAATACAGTTGGAACTAAATGGATTGCTAATGGTACTGCTCCGACTTGGAGCGAGGGTAGTGAGATTGGTTTTGATAATGCACCGATAGTAAATAATAATTTTGGATTAAATGATTTTTGGTTAGAACGTGGAGAGTTTTCAGGAACTTTTACAGGCTGTTATTATATTAAATCTGACGGAAAATTTACCGAAAATAAAGTATTTTTTCCTACACATCATGGGTTTTGTGAATGGCTACCTGATACGGCTAACAAATACGGGTTGAATTGGATTGACGAAAATACTATTTTAATAGTAACAGCAGATAACGATGCCTCATACGTAGATGGACTTTTAAACAACACACCAATATCTTTTGAAATATTTAACTAATAAACAATAATAAAATGGAAGAAATTACAGTAACATCGCCAACAAGAGTAAAATGTTTAAACGCAAACGGAGATGGATATAACTATGTTTATATCGATGATAGTTGCGTACAATTAGAAATCAATATGTCGCCAACTATGTACACTAAATTAGGAGTTAGTTCTCAGGAAATTTACGCACAAAGCAACGACCCTGATTTTTTAGGAATTCGTTACCAAAATGGAACAACTCCAACTTTAGACGAAAACACCTTAGTTCCTAAAAGCTACGTCGATGCAAAGATAGCCGAAGCAATATCTAACTTGTAAGACGTGTTTAACTTCATTCAATCACGCTACTACCTACATTTAATTGTAGGGTAGTAGCATAAATTTTTCTACATTTGTAACAATCGACGAAACGATAAAATTAATCGACGAATAATATGACCGATAAAGATATAGCAGTTAAGTTTAGTGAATTAAACAACAAAATTGAAACCCTAGACAGGCATGAAAAAGAGTTTAAAAAACAACTAAGCGATATTAGTTTAGGAATGATTGACGTCAATACAACTTTAAAAGTAATATTGTCAAAAGTAGATAATTTGCCTGATAGAGTTCGAGTTATGGAACTAGAAAAAGCTGAAAACAGATACCTTAATTCAGTTGTAAAACCGTTTTTTATATTCTTTATTGGTATGGTTTGCTCATTTGTTTTTAATAATATTATTTTTGCACAGAAAAAAGAAAAAGACAAACCACGAACGGAAGTAAGTAAATGAAACTAATAAACGATACATTAAAAATAAACGGTAAATGGGCGCACAAGCGGTTAATGGCGTTTGTATCGTTTCACTCGATGTTACTTTATGTGTTTACACCTACTTTATACCCTACTTTTGAAGTAAAGGAATTTGTAGTTATTGGATTTCTAGGATTTGCAGGAGCTTGTTTGGGTATCGATTTACAGCAACAAATTAAAATTAATAGCGATAATAATATTAATACTACAACGGTAGTTAATAATGAACAAATAGGCTAATGATAACAACTGCACAATTAATGAAAAAATACGGAACTCCTAACGAAACAGGAGTTGATTATTTAGTAACTATACCTTTGCCATATCCAATGCGGTTAAGCTGGGACAAAGATAAAATAGTTACTAGAATGAGATGTCATAAATTAGTAGCTAAAAACTTCGAGAATGTGTTTAAAGATATTTTAGCGACTTATGGACTAGTTAGAATTAGAAGTTTAGGAATTGATTTATACGGTGGATGTTTTAACTTCCGTAAAATGCGAGGCGGTACACAATGGAGTAGACATAGTTGGGGAGTGGCTATTGATTTAGACCCTGAAAGAAATCAATTGAGAGCTACTTCTAAAACCGCACAATTTGCCAAAGCCGATTACAAACCTATGATTGACATATTTTATAAACATGGATTTGTAAGTTTAGGTCGTGAAAGGAATTTTGATTGGATGCATTTTGAGGTTAAGCAATGACAACCTACACCGATAAATATGGTCGAACATGGATAAAAATAAAACAAAATTGGGTATTATTGAAATAATATTATTATATTTGTACTTCGCTACAATGGTAAAACCCTGATAAATCCCCTATTTGTAGCGAGTAGGGGATTTATTATTTTAAAAATATTATGTTATGAAAGAAATTAATCAAAAGCAAGAAACAAAAGTAGAGATTGTTAAGCAAGCTGAACAAAAAAAAGAAACTAAATTACTAGGTAAAATTATTTTAAAAAAAGGACATAGTTTATTTTCTTACAATAAAGAAACTTTTGCTATCGAACTAGCTGAATTTAAAAAATTAGATTTAAGATATATGCCTAATTTAAAAACTAATAATTTAGCTTATTTTGCGCAACAAAGAATGCAGTCACTAGGTAAAATAAATATAAATCCTAACTTGATTTACATTCCTGCATTAAACAAAAAAAATGTGATTAAGATTTTAAAACGTGATTTTAATATTACCCTATGAAAACAATCTACAATGTCTACGTTCCTATAGAAAGTCAGGAACAAGCAAATCGAATGAAAGAATTGTGTTTGGAATATGAATTGCCTATTTGGGATGATAAAATTGCTTTTGAGTTTAATTATAATAGAAAAAAATATTTTGAATTTGATAAAACCGATAAAGATTTTTTTATAACATCATTTCCTGAAAACTACACCCAATTAACAGAACAAGAATTTATTGAGTTGTTAAAAGTAAGTCAAAAATTAAGCGAGCCTAAAATAGAGAAATTATGAAAACTAAATTAACAAAAATAGAAAGATATTCAATTGTTTTTTCAATAGCTGGAGCAATTGTGTTAGTGTGTTTAATTGCTAGTCTGTGTAGTTGTTCATCAAGAACAGTTACCAAATCTGAAAACAAATCCGACAGCACCGCAACGAATAAAACCGAAATATCAGTTAAGGAATCAGAAACTATTAAGGAATCAACAAAAACCGATAGTACTTCATCAAAGAAAAAAGAAACAATAGTTAATATCTTTGAAGATGCTTTGGAATTAGAGCCGATTGATGCTACAAAAGAAAGTTCATTTACTGATAATAACGGTAATAAAAAAACTTTTAAGAATGTTAGAATCAAACGAAATCAATCTCAAAATAACTCAACTATAAACGAATCGGAAAATATACGTAAATTAGAAGAAAAGAATACCGAAATAGCTACTTTAAAGGACAGTATTTATAATTTGAATAATAGTATTGAGTTAAGCAAAAATGATAGCACAAAAGCAACTAAAAGAACTAGTTTTAATTGGTGGTGGTTATTGTTGTTATTAATACCTTTAGCTTTGTGGATTTGGTGGAAATATTATAAGAGTTTTGATCCTTTGAGTTATTTAAAATTTCCTAAGTTGTCTTAAAAAAAATTAATCTTAAAA